AAAACCGTGTTATAAAAGGGTATAAAACGAGAATAGTGACATAACACCTCTTGCAGCTTCTTTTAATCTTACAGAATATGAGGCTAATAACGGTGGAAACTTTGCATATATGTATGCTCCTTTTTACATCGAGGATGATGATAGTAACCTAATTGAAACTTCCGTCTATAATGGAAGCTTTTCTATTGGTGAAATCTCCAACTTAACGGGGGCTTTAGTAGGGAAAAACGTAACGTTTACTGGCTCATACAAAGCTATATCTATCGGTACAGGATATAGTGTTGGTCAATCTGGTACATTTGATTTAGAATTAACAGGTTTAAATGGTCAAAAAATAATCGTTACTTTTACAATTACAATTGGGAAGTAATCGATTTTACCTCACCTATAATTAGGTGGGGTATATTCTTGAACGAATTAAACGTAACATAGTTAAGGTTAATTTTAATGCCTTCCACGGTAATCGTGGAGGGCAATTTTTATAAAACAAGACCTAAGTAATGCTGTGCCGAGCAATGTTATTTTTTATGTAGAGTTGAGGGCAGTGGAGCTTTTAGTAATAACAGGGGTAGGTATAGCTGAAAAAGTGGCCAATAGTTTAAATCCGTGGATTTACTTATCAATCATATTAATAAGCGCGGTATTGATTGCTGGACGCTACATTTTCAATCGCATCGTGATGAATCAAAAGAGCGGGAAAAAGCATTAATGACGCATTTACAACGTTCTAATGAATCACAAGAAAGGACAGCAAATGCATTAGAAGGAATTCATTCAAGTCTTTCGAAATTAGAGGGTCGAATTGACCGTATTGAAAAACATACTTTTAACAACGAGAGTGCGTAAAATGGATTAACAAATATTTTTATGATTGCAATCGGAATGGTTGCAATTGTCTTAGCAGTTGCGGAGGTACTTAAAAAGACTATTAATCTAAATACTCAAAACATGCCAATCACATCAGTAGTGATTGGTATTTTTATTGGTTTGGTATTATGGCCGTTAGCTGAATTTCCACTGTACGTTATGTTGATTTCTGGCTTTATAGCAGGACTAACAGCATCAGGCACATTTGATTTGATTATAGGCAGCTAATAAGGAAGGTGAACAATAATGAGTTACGTTATTGAGCAACAGTTGATGTCTGGATTACCAAATCTGGCGCTCACGGCAGCAAAATATGTTATTGCCCATGAATCAGGAAATCCGAAAAATTGTAGTCCTGATGCTTTAGAAAGAGAAATAGCATATATGAACAAAAATAAAGCAAAAGCATTTACGTCTCATTAGGTTGGTGGTGGTGGGCGTAACGTGCAAATTGCGCCAATTAATCGTGTGCAGTACGGTTGTGGCCCAATAGGTAATCCACTTAGCTAAACAAAGAATCATAGACCAAATGATAAAAAAAACTTTATTATAAAATTATCTAATGAATATTAGTAATTATTAACCATTTTATAAATAATATGTAAAAAAAGAGGTTTTTCAGGAAAATAATAGAATCATATTATTGTACCGGTGCATAATATAATCGAAAGGGGTAAAGAGCAATGAAGAAAGTTTATTTATCTGTTTTGTTTACAATCTTAGTATTGCCACTGTTTTTTTTTAAACCAACCTGCTGCTTTGGGTGCACTAGTGGATAGTGAAAGGAATTTAGACAGCCTTTCTCCTGCCGTATTGGAAACTAAAGAAATCGATGGGACAGTAGTAACAGTTTACGAAGAATTACCGGATGAATTTACTGTAAACGTTAATCAAGAAACTGATGTACAGGGTATTTCTCCATTATGTGCTACTTGTAATCAAAAATACTATACAAAGGTAAGCTCATGGACTGAATCATCAGATTATAACTTTGGATGGCATCCAGGCTTCAAGGATTATAATCGCGCAAGCGGGTACTGGTTTAGCACGTCTACAACATCATTTGGAGTATCTGTATCTTACGGTTTTGTCTCAGTTTCGATCAGTTCTGCTGGGGGTAACGGCTATTACGTTAGTGCCGATTACAATAGATGGAGTAGACCAGCAGTATACGGAAAGTATAATGTAACAAAGTATAAAGTAGAGGAATATAATCCTGCTGGGATTTATCTGAGAACTTATTACGAGAACTTCCCAAGCGCACAGGATACTTATGTGAAAATTCTATACAAATAAAAGAGATGGAGGGTGCGCCCTCCTTCTTTTTACAAGGTGGGGGATAGCTGATGAGAAAGATAATAGTATTTTCTTTATTTTTTACTCTTGTATTATTAAGTGGGTGTAATGAAAATGAAAAATTATCAAATCCAGTTTTCAATTGGGACGGAAATAATTATTTTGTCACTAATGAACCCATAAATAAAATTGAATTGGAAGAAAAGATCGGGGAAATTGTATTACAAACAAAAAAATTACCCACTAAACACCAAGAGGGATACAGACTTAGTGAAGGAACTAATCTATACAAAATAAAAAAATAAGGAAATTACGAATAATATTGATAGTGTAATAGCTGTAGAAATAAATGGGGAATATAAAATAGCCAGAATACTTAATGAGATAAAGTAAAAAAATACGTTAATATAAAGGATATGTAGCAGATGTAACAAAAGGAACAAATGTAAAACATGTAGCATGTTTTTGTGATAGAAAAAATATATATGTAAACTCGGAGGTAGGTCGGGCGGTAAGGTTTTCCTCTCTTGGTATTACATTAACAAGGCACGGAAATGCACTATAAAATTAGAACACAATTCCTTACAAAATAACGTGGTACGCTCTGCCATGAGTCGCAAGTGAGCTCTCGACAATAGGATTATCACAATATTAAAGCCTTTATCCATGAGAAGAGGCTTTTTCTTTATCTGTTTTTTTATAAAAAATAGGTAATAAAACATAGTTGGTAATTTTTGGTGAGACAAAAGTTTATTTGTCTTGTCAGCCCTAATAATCAAATGTATCTAAATGAATTGTCAGAAAATATTAATATATTCTATAATGAGTAAAAATTTGAGAATTTGAGGTGATTATTTGGGTAAACCAGTAGATGACAATCTATTTCCAGCCTTTCAAGACTCCCTAGATTCCAGACTCGATGAACGTAAAAAAGACTATATTGAAGAACTAGAAAAAGTGAAAAATGAGGGTGTTGTATTAAGATTTGAAGAAGCTACTGACGACTTGCCCCCTTAAAGCATCTCTTATCGAGGTGTTTTTTATTTTGCTTTGAAAACGGCATCAAACAGCCAAAACGCTATGAGTTGAGAGGGCAGAGTTTGGTGTGGTTTTGAGAGTGGAATTTGTAGTATATGGTTCCAAATTATTCTCTTCCTGATTATTATAGTGTGTAAGGGGTTTATGAAATTGTAATTTCGTTCTTACTACTAATACTGAAGGAGTGTTCTTATGAATAAGTTTTCTATGTATTCAATAATTCTTGGAGTTATCGGTATACTATCTTTTATCACTTCAGGTTTCAGCGCGATACAAAGAGGAATGGAAGACTATTCCGTTATGCAGTTAACGCTTTTTTTATGTATTTTTTTGCTACGGGGATACTTTGTTTTATTATGAGCTTTATGTTAGGTTTATTAGGTTTTCGTAAGAATGTAGGGGATAAGAGATTAAAATATGTAGGTCTTCTTTTTGTACCGATTATCGTAAGTACTAGCGTGACATTTGGATTGTTTATAGCTTGGACTGCTTTTGGTTGATCGGTGTTTATAGATAAAGAAAAAAGAATCAAAATTCATGAAGCCATCTAAGGAAGGCTTTTTCTTTTGCTTTGAAAAGTGAGTATCGAGCAGTTTCCTCCCCTTTGATTCGTCGGTACTTGCTTTTGAGAGCAAAAACTTTACCACATCTACTAAGATAGGGGTGGAGGTGATTGTATGTCTATTCTAGAAGAAGTACGTTGGGTTGAATGTAGTGAATTTTATAATGAATTGCTATGAATGGTAACAAATGCTTTTCTTGTTCTGAAGAACCAGAGGAGTATGAAACTGAATCAGAAGAATAATATTTGGATCTGTACTAAAAAGTACAGGCCTTTTCAAGCTATTAGCATAATGGGGTGATGCCATTGGACATCGTAGTAACGATTCCTAAGAGTGAATATGTAAATGATGATAAAGAAACTTTTGTTTATGAACAAGGTGGATACGAACAATTCTGGCAGGCAACCTAAAAAACTAAACATTGGTGACAGGATGTATTTCGTAAAAAATGGAGTTATTGGATCATCAATGAGGATGATAAGAATTGAAACAAAGGCAACTGTGTCATGTGAGGTAACTAATCGCACATGGAACGGTTGTCTTATTTTTATGATTTAAGGCAACAAGTAAGAGGCTTCCAAGGCTTTTAGGTAGCGAGTTAGATAAATACTATCGCTTACCATTTCCACCGCTTCAAGCAGCTTGGCATACAACTAAAAGTGGTGGGCGCAAATCGATCCCGCTTGAAACATTTGAAGAACATGCAAGCGAAGCTGTATCAATGGACGGCTATACAAAGCACTACTTGCTGCCATTTATCGAAAGTAGGTGGTGAGGATGTTACAGGGAAAATGTGTTGATACTGGTGGTTCTACTATTCTTACAAAAGGTGAACTTTACTATCTTTTCCCACATGGCGGTCATGCATATTGTGCTAGCCGCTTCCCTAGACCCGGATCTCACTTTGGAACCTACCAAAAGAATCACTTTGAGTTAGTGGATCTTTCAATTGATACTCCGATGCAAGTACTTAATAAATATTTGGCCCGTGTAGTGAAGCCACCCTCACATTTTTATCGAATTGACGAGGAATACATCATTACGGAGCCACGAGCAGATGGTTACTACAGTGTGTTTTTTTTAGCATCGTCCAGATGGTCCTCCAATCGGCGCATATAAACGTACAGAATGTTTTGAGCGTATTGTAAATCATGAAAAATCAGTAAAAGACACAGCTACCATATTTGAGGTGGGTGACATTGTAGAAATTATAGACGCATCACTTATCAGGCATAAACATTATGAAAATGGAGAGCAGGCAACGGTGATAGAGAATTTTTATGGTTGCATATCAATTAAGAGAAATGAGCTTGTAGATAGGAAGGACATAAGTAGCGTGCTTTTAATAGGAGATGAACTACAGGCTATTAGAAAAGTTGGATCTAGACCCGTACTGGAAGCTGTTATGGTGAACGATAAGCAGGAAAAGGTGAACCAAACGACAAAAATTGAGTGCGAAATATCTGAAATAGTGAAATTACCTGTCAAGAAGCAAAAATATGAGCAGTTGAGCTTATTTTAGGAGGGACTAAAATGAATGAGCAATTAAGTTTTCGTGATGAATTACGAAAGCAAGAACTAGAACGCCCATGGTTTTTACAAGCAAGTTCTGCACCAGTTGTCCAATTTGAAGGAAGTAAATCAGAGCGAAATCTACCAAAGGGATCATTAATTTTGTTAATGGCTGCAGATCAGGTGAATTTAATACCCATGTTTGGTCCCGAAGTAAAAGTTCATTTGTAGATTACTTAGATTAGTGCCCATGAAAGTAATCGACTTTACAGAGGAAGAATTGACACGAAAATATCCAAAAAGGTGGGAGCATGTACGAATTATTTCAAATGCCACACTACAAGTTGTAGACGAAGGGGTACTTGCTGTCATTGGACCACAATGGTGTAAGTTAACAGAGAAACTTTCCAAAGGTGGATATACCCAAAATCGGAGAGTGGATATGCTAACTAGTCATTTCGATGGTTACAAACCCGCACGTCTTTTGGTCTACAAAGACGAATTAGAGGAGAATACAAATGAAAGCAATCACAATTAAACAACCTTGGGCTACTCTTATTGCTTTAGGTGAGAAGCGGTTCGAGACACGTAGCTGGCAGACGAAATATCGAGGTCCAATTGCTATCCACGCTGGTAAAACAATGGATAAGGAATATTGTGAATATCCGCCAATTAAGAGAGCGCTTCAAAGACATGGAATTAAAAATGAAGATTTACCACTTGGAGTTGTCATTGCTACTGCAGAATTAGTTGAATGCCATTTAATACCGAACGAGTTAAGTGCTGCAGGCATGGAATTCGGAAAAAAATTAGAGGGTGATGAACTGTACTTTGGTGATTTTATAGATGGTCGTTATGCATGGGAGCTGAAAACAATGAAAGTTTTTCTTGAGCCAGTGCCAGCTAAAGGACAATTGGGCTTGTGGAATTGGGATGATGGGAGCAAGTGAAAGAAAATGTGCAGTAAAAAGATGTGATTTCTCATCTGAATTTATGTATGTAAAAAGATTTAATTGAGTTTATTTTTTTCAAGCTCTTCAATATCGTTTTTCTAATTTCTTGATTTTAGATTCATTATAGAAACCTAAGATGAAAGTTAAAGACGCCCAAATCAAAGCTAAATATGCCATTTATTTACCCCCTAGAAATTTGTTAATAGGATTATACAATATGCTTCTCAAAATAACAATTTTTGATATTAATTTTAAAATTACTGCACAATTTGAGGAAATAATACAAAAGGTTCTCTATTCAAAGAGGACCAATCATATTAGTCAAAGTCAAATAAATCTTGACCGAATGCTTACTTTGCATATTCAATAATTTGCTCATATGACTCATTGGCTTCCTTGATAAGACCATCTTCATGGTAGTGCTTAACATCAATAGAATCTAAGAGTGCTAATATAGCTTTTACCTTTAAATCGTGATTCCAAAAAGGCATTTTAGAATCACCTTCGATGGAGATTTTTAAGTCAGTTGAACCTGTTTCTATACTTCCAGATGCCATTGTAATAACTTCGTGTGCCATAAAATCAACTCCAATATTTATGTATTTGTTTGTAACCTATAGAGATTCTATCAAAAAACATAAATTCCATAAATAGTAGTTATTTAAGTTGTTAAATAAAAAAGCCACAGTGTTGCCATACTCTTCAACCAACTGAGTAAACGCATTATTCATTTGTTAGCTCACCTATGATTATCTAAAACTATGATCAAGCTACACTCTTTTATGATAATTTTATTATAGGAGGGATTTATATGAATATTACAGGATTTGAAAATTTTTTAACCCAACAAACATCAATTACTAGCAAAACTAAGGCAGTTCAATCTAGGGTTGCGAAAGCTAGTAAAGTCGAACGAGATTTGAAAGTTGATTTAGATGATATTGTAAAAGATGATCAATTAACCTATGAACTTTTGTTAAGGATTCAAAATGAAATGAATGAATTAAATGGAGTTTATCAGAATGCCGTTAGAAAATATTACGAGTATAGGACTGGCAAGAAGTTTCCGCAACTGAGACACTTTAAATATTAAAAAAAAGCCGCAGCGTTTGCACACGCTGCAGCTCGAATTAGTTTATGCCCTTTGATGGCTTGTCAGATAAGTCATTATAACACAACTTAGGAGGGCAAACCTATGTTAAAAGGGCAAACAACAGTTACAAAAGAGAATTTACTTCAGTGGATTGAGAATTATAGATGGATGGTTGAAACGATTGAGGAAGCAAGGCAGCCAGTAGCGAAAGCTGATAACAATAGCTACATTGGGGCTAAAACGGCTATGTATGGGATTGAGGCGACATTACCGAAGGCTAGTGGAGGTACAAGTGATCCAGTGTATACAGAAGTACAACGTCGCGTATATTCGCTAAATTATCGTATTAAGGAATATGAGCAAAAGATTGCTGAAGTGCAGAACCGCATTCCATTTGTAGAAGGGTATAGAGAGGTTGAAGTTCTTCATAGATTGCTAAATGGTGATAGTATGAGAGCAATCGGAAAGCACATGAAATTATCCAGTACGACGATATTTAGGGTCAGAAACAATATATTGATTCAGATGATGAAGTAGCCGAAAGGCTACTTTTTAAGTTTTTTCAAATATTACTATTTTTGAATTTGACATCTTATAAGCCCCCAAATAATTTGTTATTATAAAAAAATGGAGGGAAAATAATGGATAAATTTAATTTTTTGCTTGTAATAGTTTGGTCTTTTATTACCATATACCTTTTTAATAATTCTTTCGAGAAGTTGTATGAGGAAAGGGTAAACAATTTAATTCAAAGTCCCGTTTTAAGCAAGGAAGAATGTTCACAATATGTAGGTGGTTTAGTTGGTAAATCTGAAAACTCAAAAATTTCAAATGTCAAAGTTTCAGGTAACATTAAACTGCCGTTAGGATGTAAAAATAGTTTTGCAGGTGGAATTGTTGGACAAGATAGTGGCAGTGTGATGGATGGACTTGAAAGTGATGTTAAGATTGAGTATTACGATCCCAATCAAACAAAAACAAATTTTTTTAAAACACATTTAGTTCCCATTGCGCAAAGCGTAATAGCATCATTTGTATTTTTTTTTAATAAGCTTTGTATACAAAAAGTCTAGAGGAAAACTAAATACTACTCACTAATAAAATTTGATTTCTTTCTATATCTAAAGAAGGCTTTATTCGAAAATTTCATGATTTGTAAGCAAAAGTAACAGATGTAACAAAAGGAACAAATGTAAAACATGTATGATGTTTTGTGATATAAAAAATCCATTGTAAAGTAGGAGGCAGGGCGACGCGGCGGGGTAAGATTTTCCTCTCCTGGTATTTATAAAAACCTGAATATTAGGGAAAGACAGACCGACGACCGACCTGCGCTTGACAGACTAGTTCGGAGCATGACATACATGGCCGGCCCATATTTTTTAAGAGATATAGGGAAAGGCAAATAAAACTGAAGGAGTGGTTTATATGTGAACTTCGTCCACTTTCCATAGAATTCAGTCAAACTTACTATATCAACACAGTGCACGGAAATGCACTATTCATAATTTCATTATAAAATAAGCACGTTTAATGCTTGTACGTGTATGTCAGAAACAAGCACAAAAGGCTACATTTCAAATTTGAATGTAGTCTTTTAGCATTTTCTTATGTATAATTTAGTAGATATTTACATAAGAGGAAGAGGGTATTTTAATGAAAAAAAGTCTATCTTTGAAAGTTTTAACAACCGGAGCGCTTTTAGCGTCAGGTTTATTCATGACATTACCTACTGATGGAAGTGCCTTAGCTACAACACCAAGTACAGAGCAAACAGCAAAGAAATTTGTATATAAAAAGAAAACCAGCCACTAATCAAATTAAAGTTCCTAAAGCAGATGAAATCAAAACTTTCGAAGACGTTAAAAAGGCAGCTATCGCTTTATATAACAGCCCACAGTTTGCTCCAAAGGATATTGAGTTTAAATCTAAAATTGACTTTTCAGAACAGTTTACAGACTACGCTTTTAACTCAATGGATATCACAGAACAAATCCCTGGTTATACTTTCTATGGACGTACAGTAGAGGTTTGGTCTGAAGATATTGGTGGTGGGGTTTACAAGAACACGATTACTGTTGTGAATGATCGTGACAAAGCAGAGGAGATCGACTGGAATAACCGCATGAATTCTGCTGAGAAATTCATTGTAGAAAACTATAAAATAGACACGGAATACGATGTAATTTTAGCAATCAATGATTTCGTAGGAGAACAAATCTCATATGGTAAAATGATTCCAGAGAGTAATCCATACATTGTACAAAGGGCTAATGCTACAACTTGTACAGGTTACACAGATGTTGCTGCTGAATTATTTAATCGTTTTGGTATTGAAACACGTATAGTTGTTGGTTCTTCTTCATGGTCTGGTGCAGCTCACTCTTGGAACGCTGTAAAGGTGGGTGGCTCTTGGTATTACACTGATGCGACTGCTTACGATGGTGGAGATAAAAAGAGCTCTCAATATGTATTAATGACTAATGCAGAAGGTTCTACTCCACTAGAAACAAACTTTAAGGCAACTGATACTAAATTCCAAATGAGTATGGCTAAAGCTTACTCTTATGAAAAAAGCAAGAAAAGTTCAAACTCCAAAAAAATAGTATAAGCCAATATATTAGTTATAGACATAAGTAACTAATATAGGAATCGGTCACATCTAATTAAGTGTGGCTTTTTCTTTTGCTTTGAAAACTGAATCAAACAGCCATATAAATAAAAAGGACTGGTTTACGGGTGACCAAGTATCTCGGGAATATTAGATACCAAGAAGCGCTGGCATGTACAAGTAACCGATAGGGCGGAGTTTGGTGTGGTTTTGAAAGTGGTATTTGTAGAAAATTGTTCCAATAAGTTACCTCAAAGATTATTATTAAGTAGGAGGTAAGAGTGAATGAATAAGTATGCGAAATGGATTACAAATATAATTATAACTCTATTACTAGTATTTGTTGCTTTAATACTAACTATTTCAATCGTCTATATTGTAAATGATTCTTTTAAAGGTCGAGATACTATATTGGCGGGCTGTATAGGTTTTATAGGCGCGATAATTGGTGGCGCAATCACTTATGTCGGTGTAAATAAAACCTAGAAGAACAAAGAAAGAAGGAAGAATTTAAGGCGCTAGAACGTAAATATTTTGCTATTCAAGAATTTATCTTAGAGTTAGATGATGTCCGAACAATATTAGGGAATTTAAAGTTTAGAATTGATGATTTACATAAAAACGTTGATATACGAGGTTATGATATAATCAACAAACTATTGATTATTGATGTCAATGAAACATCTAATAAAATACAAGAATTGAGAAAAAATAAAGAATTTATAAGGAAAATGGAAGGGTTAGGGTATGAACTATATAGTAGTGAGTTATCATTTCTTAAAGAGTTAAATACTACTGTGATGTCTTTAATAGCTGTTAAAGATGATTCCTTAGCATCTTCTGTGTATATAATTGCCTACGAAAATATTGGTAGTGTGATAGAAAAAGCTAATAAAAAATATATAGAGTTAATAAAACAAAAAGCAAAAAGTTAGGAAAGAAATTCGAAATTTTTAAAGTGCATATAAATGCACTTTTTTTATTTCACAAAGCAATTAAGATAAGTGTGATTTATTGAATGTAAATTAAATCTATAACACAATGCACTCATAGATGCCTATAATGAATTAGATGTGTGGTTTTGAAAGCAAAAAGTTATTACAAATATTTCATCTGCTAGGGTATGATTGGTTGGGAGGTGAAAAAATGAAAATAGAAGATCTGTTAGAAAAAATATCTAAATCTAAAGATTTTACAGAGGAGGAAAAGTCTTTACTAAAAAAATTAATATTTGATGGATTAGAAAAAAGTGAGAATTATGGTTATGAACCAAGACTAGAAAGTTTAATGGCTAGTAGTAATTCTTGTTCGAAATGTGGGAGACCTTATTAATACATGAATAACCGAATATTTCAGTCCGTTGATGCGAATCCAAATGAGAGGTTTGATATTGGTTTTGAACTTGTTCTGGGGCAAACAGCAACAGAATTACCTGAAGAAATATCAATACTTCATAGAGACATTGAAGAAACAACTACAATAATAAAAAATTTAATTTATACTCCTGAGAGTGATAAAGAAAGATATTTTAATAAATTATTAGATCTTTCGAAATTTGCATTTCTAACTGAAAATGAAAATGCAATTCCTTTAGCTACTAACTATTTAATCGTATTGAGAGAAGAGATATTGTTAAGTGAAGGCCCGAGAATCAAAAATGTCCATATGAAAAAATTGGGCTTAGGGATTTTAGGGATTATAGTTGTTAGCTGGTTGATTTTTTTTATTACTTTTGTTAGTTCCAATAGTACCAAACGAAGAACTTCTAATGTATTTTATTGTATGTACAGGTTCGTTAGTTGGAACTTGGATTTCATTCGGGGCTCGTAAATTTAATATTACGCTTCAAGATTTGATATCTATTGAAGAAGATAAAATGAGTATTTATATAAGACTGCCTTACATAATAGTTTGTGCTATTGTTTTCCTATTACTTATTAAGACAGGATTCTTGAATTTATCCATAGGAAATTCAACTGTTCGAAACTGGTTAAACGAGAATATTGAAGTACAATTGTTATTTGGGGTTTTTACAGGACTTTTAGAAAGTAAATTAGGTATACAAATATATAATAAAGCAAATGACTTTTTTAACTAATAACTCTAAAAACTAAACCCACATTTTTGTGGGTTTTTTATTTATAAAGCAATTAGCATAATGGGTGATTACAAAACAAACAAATGATGGAGGTGGTGTTTATGAGATATGGCTAATTGGGATGAAATTAAACTAGAGTGGGAAACCACAAAGATTACTTTAGCTAAGCTTGCTGAAAAACATGATGTTCCTTTAGGTACTATAAAAAGCCAAAAGAGCCGTGATTCTAAAAACGGTAATCCATGGACTAGGGATGCAACTGAAAAGGATGCAACCAAAACTAAGAAGGTTGCAACCAAAGAGAAACAGGTAGGAGCCCCTAAAGGCAATAATAACGCTAAAGGAAATAGAGGTAATCCCAATCCGACACCCAAGTTTCCGAAACGCAACTCAATAGCAGAGAAACACGGTTTCTTTTCAAAGTTCTTACCAGAAGAAACACTCGAAATCATGGAAGCAATGAACGAGCGTTCTCCAGCCGATTTAATCTGGGATCAAATACAGATTCAGTATGCTGCAATCATAAGGGCCCAACGGATTATGCATGTTGAATCGAAAGACGAAATAATTAAGGAGCTTAAAAAAAGCAAAATACGAATACTATCCACGTTCTAAAGAGGATGGCGGAGGCGTAGAGCAGGCTGTAACTGAAGAAGAATACGAATTCCAATTCGCATGGGAACGACAGGCGCAACTACTTACTGCTCAATCGAGAGCAATAGGGGAGTTGCGTTCTTCTATTCGTCAATTTGTTGAGATGGCGGATTATGATGATGAGCGTAGACTCAAACTCGAGCAGTTGCAGCTAAACATGGAGAAAACCAAAACAGAAATTGAACTTACCAAAATCGCTATTCGCAAAGAAAATGGTGATGAAGAAGACGAGTTCGAGGACGATGGCTTCTTAGAGGCCTTAAAAGGGACGGAAGTGGATTGGGATGAGTAAACGGAAAAAACCTGCTCTATTCAAATTCAAACCGTTTAGCAAGAAGCAACTCAAAGTACTCAAATGGTGGCAATCTGATTCCCCTCACAAGGATAAAGACGGCCTTATTTGTGATGGTTCTGTTCGTGCTGGTAAAACAATAGTTATGTCTCTATCGTTTGTTATGTGGGCAATGGAAACTTTTGATGATGAAAACCTTGGCATGGCTGGTAAAACAATCGGTTCGTTTAGAAGAAACGTTTTCAAACCTTTGAAGCGGATGTTGCAGTCCCGTGGCTATAAAGTAAAAGAATATCGTTCAGAAAATATGTTTACCGTCACTCGAAATGGCAAGGTGAACTATTTTTATATTTTCGGCGGAAGAGATGAGGCATCACAAGATCTTATCCAAGGGATTACTCTCGCTGGAATGTTCTTTGACGAAGTAGCACTTATGCCTCAATCATTTGTTAACCAAGCAACAGCTCGATGTTCTGTTGATGGAGCTAAGTTCTGGTTTAACTGTAACCCCGCTGGACCTTATCATTGGTTTAAATTAGAGTACTTAGACCAGTTAGAAGATAAGAACATGCTGCATCTGCACTTTACGATGGATGATAACCTTTCGTTATCACAGCGTATTAAAGACCGGTACAAGCGCATGTATAAAGGTGTGTTCTATCAACGATTTATACTTGGGTTATGGGTACTTGCTGAAGGTATCATTTACGATATGTTTGATGAGGCCGTACACAGTGTGAAAACAGAGCAACGCAAATATTCCAAATACTATGTGAGTGTCGACTATGGCACACAGAACCCTACAACATTTGGTCTGTGGGGCTTTTTTGATGGGATTTGGTACAAGGTTAAGGAATATCATTATGACGGTCGTAAGAGAAGTAAACAAAAGACAGACCAGGAGTATTATAAGGACTTATTAGATTTTATTAAGGGCGTTGAAAACTTCCAAGGTGTTATTGTTGACCCGTCCGCTTCTTCATTCATCACACTACTAAAACAGAATGGTATACGTGTGATAAAGGCGAAAAATGATGTGTTAGAAGGTATTAGAAATGTTGGCAATGCGCTTATTAATGGTTTAATCAAGTATAACGATTGCTGTAAAGAAACCTTTCGTGAGTTTTCGTCTTACATTTGGGATGAAAAAGCGGCAGATTGTGGAGAGGATAAGCCAGTAAAACATAATGATCACCAGATGGATAGTGATAGATATTTTGTTAACACAGTCGTATTTAAAAAAGGTAGTTTATCCGTTCTAAAGTGAGGTGATTAAATGCTAATTGAGGATTTATATAGACCACGTTGGCATGAACAGATGGATGAGGTGATAAAA